ACGTCAACGTACGAACCAAGATCAATGGTTGCGAAGGTGTCGGTTGCGGCGGTCAGCGTGATGCGTTCGGTCAGCGTGAACATGGACGTTTTCTTGGTTGCCATGCACCGGGCACGAAGTCATAGTGTAAAAAGTGCACCATCTTCTCTATTATCGTCACCCTCGCCCACCCACCCTATTCTAAACCACCCCTAATAGGGCTGTCGCAGAATTATTTATTATGAACCGTTGCATCGGAAGGGGTGATGAGGGAGAGAAAGACCATCATAACCGTGAGCCTGACCAACCAAGCGGCCGAATACCTCGACTTCTTGGCGGAGAAAACGACCAACGGGAACCGTTCCCGATGGGTGCAGACGGCCGTTCTGCGAGCGATGCAACGATCCATTGGACGTGAAGCACAACATACAGCACCGGAGAGTGGACGCATCCACGGTGAGCACGGTGACAAGTGCAACCCAAACCATCGAAGCGGTAAGTGTGCGATTTGTTGGGGTGATGAATGATGGCCAAGGTCAACACGTTCTTTTGTAACTGCGGCCGAACCATCGGTCGTCCCACCAATTTTGCTCCTGGCGTCAAGGATGCGCCGATCTACAACGTCGTGCCCTGGCATGCTCGCCCTGGCGATGGTGTTCTTCGAGGAATTCGATGTGGAACGTGCGGCCAATGGTGGACGTTCAAGGAGCCCAAGAAGTGGACCGAGTTCGTGGACGTATCGAAGTCGTGCGAGCCGCTCACCTGCTCGACGATTGACCACCTCAACGGCCGGTGCGAGTGATGTGCAAGCGTTGCCCGTATTGCAGGACGGAGAAGTGGTGCGACGTTTGCACCAATGACGTTCCGTTTGTCCAGGAGGTGTGCGAGGATTGTACGATGAATCCCGTATCTTGATTGAAACGGTCATGGACATGATCAACGGAACGCTCGAACATTACGAGCGAGATCCACACCATGCTCCCGCCGCTTGGATCCTGGAGAACTGGTGGTGTACGTTGAACGCCGCCTTACAAGTACGGGATCATGCTGACAGCAAGCCGTACAGTTTCGAAGCCGCCGACAAGACCGAGAGTGAGAAAGGACACAAGGACGTTGAGTCGGACGAGTGACTCGAGGTTCGACTCCTTCTCCTGGCGTCGCTCTTCTCGCTCCATGAGCCACGTGGCGAAACGTGCGGTTCGGCTTGCTTGCATGCTGTCTTCAGTTGTGGTTTCTTCGGTCATCAAATTCCCTCCAATCGGTTCAACGGATCAACGAGCACAAGGCCCGAGAACGTGAGATTGAACAAAGTCGTGTATGGACGTGCGATGGGAAACACTTGGCCGGCTGACGTCGCCATGCCGGTGATGAGTTCCGCTCGAGCGTATGCCTCGGTCCTGGATCGCTTGCGAAAGTTGGGACCAACCGGGCGAGGTGAGATTGTCGAGGTAACTGAGAAAGAAACGATGCCCGGTTGATCCCTGGAGGATGGCTTAACGTACGTGGGAGTGATGGGCTCGTCTTCTTCGAGCGTCCACCACAACTCAATCACGATCCGGGGATTGCTGGAGTTCGAAGGAGCGGCGCATCCGCATGAGTTGCTGATACGTTGGCTCTTCCTTGGCGGTGATGCCGAACATCACACGGGCAGGTCCGACCGAACCGACCGTAATCGCAGCTGCGGTGAAGTACACCCATCGGTACAGATACAACGTGTCTGAGGCGGTCGCCTCCATTGAGCCGAACGTGTTTGATTCGACCATGACCGGGAAGGTTTGGGCGTGGTCGACGTCGGTCGACCACCGTTGGAACCGCCCATAAATCACGTGCTCATGATTGCCCAGGGCGGAGCCAGGGAATCCGAAGCCAAAGAACACCGGGTCGAAGACGTTGTTCTCGACGTCGAGGGGAATGGTGGAAACGGCGTCAATGATCTGTATGTTGTCGCCTGGGTTGGTCCCGCTTTGACTGCACACGTACGTTGGGTTTTGGATGGAGGCGGCATCAAAGAACATCGACTTCTCATCAATGCGAAGACCGTTCATGTCAATTTGCTTCGAACTCAAGAACACGCCTTGGGTTGGAAGGCCAATCTTCTTCCATCCATTCCCAAAGCCAGGAAGGCCGTTGGGATCAACACGCCAAAGACCACCGGCATCGGTGTCCACTTGGAGGGGTGCATGGTAGCCAAGGAGCGTCTTCATTTCATCGACCTCTTACGTTCTGCGGATCGCTTCCAGGACTTGGCCGCACGCTTGAACAGCACCGTGTGCGACGTCTTGGGATGCTTCTTCTTTAATTGCTTCAACGTCTTCGCCATGTACAGATTGTATGCTGATGGGGCTCGCTTTACTGCTTTCTTGGCTTTCTTGGCTGTTGATCGAGTTGCTCGACCAACCGCCTTCACGTCGCTGATCGTCGCCTTCGATGACGACTCAAGTTTCTGTACGGCTTCCAGGAGCCGAATCACTTCGTTAACGTCCAAGGGCCATCACCCTCAGTTGTCAGCGGCCGTGGATTGAATAGCGATGGCCATGAAGTCTTTGGCGGTGAGGCTCACGATTGAAGCGTTAACTCGAACAGTCACGTTGATGCTGGGAGCGATGAGGTTCGTGGTGTTGGCCGTGAGATACAGGGCGTCGTTCACCACGTACCGGCCATCATCGGAGCCCTTGCCGTAATTGTCGGGGTACATGTCGAAAGCGTTGAAGACGCCACCGTTGGCGTCGATGGCGGTGATGGACGAGGCAACCAGGGCCCGGTCATCCGAGAAGACAAGACCGCCACGGTTGAGATCGGTGACTTGGACCTTGACTTCGTGACCGTTGCCGATGGCGCCGACGACATCGCCTTGGGGGGTGTCGCCTTGAATGATGAAATCGACGCTGTGTACCTGGACGCATTGACGGTCACCAACGTCAACGTACGAACCAAGATCAATGGTTGCGAAGGTGTCGGTTGCGGCGGTCAGCGTGATGCGTTCGGTCAGCGTGAA